TGGTCCAAGACCTGCGTAGTTTTTTTGAGTAAAACTCTAAAACAATAATGTGCCATGGGCAGACCTAAAAACCACGATGTGGAGAGGGCGATGGCCGTCACTGGCGCCTCTCGCCGCACCGTCTATCGCAAGCGCGGCCGAGCCCAGGCCAAGCCGTTTGCCCAAGCACAAGGCGGTGGTCTGGACGCTGAAATCAAAAGACTTGAAGACCTGGCCGCCAGTCTTGGGGAAAGCGCTAAAGACGGCACCCGTGACGACAGATCAGAGCTAATTACCAACTACACCAAAGTGGTTGAGGCGCTTCGGCGCATGAAGGGAGACCGCCCCGAGATTGACCAAGCGGAGGGCACTATGGTGCCAGTGGACGAGGCCAACAAAATCCTGGCAGCCCGGGACAACGCCCTAATCCCACTGCTAAAAGGTATGGCCAAGCGGCTGGCGCCTATCTGCGGAAACCGGCCGCCACTAGAGGTCGAGGCTGAGATTGAGGCGGAGGTTGGGCAAGTGATGCGGCAGGTCGAGGCCGCGCTGTGACCAAGGCCCAGCAGGAGCTGCGCCGGATGGCTCGGGCGCGGTGGCACTACGAAAAGCCGCCCAGCGTCATCGAGTGGGCCGAGAAAAACATTTATTTGGATGGCCGCCTTACCGCACGTCCAGGTCTTTACGCTACCACCTACACGCCTTACGTGCGCGGGGTGCTCGAGGCCCTTGCGGATCCGGGCGTTCATACCGTGACCCTGTGCTGGGGAAGCCAAACCGGGAAGACCTTGACCTTAGCGGTTTGGCTTGCTTATCGAATTGCAAACGATCCAGCCCCAGCCCTGCTCGTCATGCCCAACGCCGACTTGGCCCGGAGCTACAGCGAGACCCGGCTAACCCCGATTTTTGAAAAGTGTAAGCCCGTCCGGGCAGTGTTTCCGCGGGACAGCGACGACTACAAAAACCTTGAAATGCAATTTTTGACTATGAACTTGAGTCTGGTCGGCAGTAACTCACCCAGCAACCTTAGCTCGCGCCCGATTTGCTGCGCCGTTTTGGACGAATTGGATTCCTTTGCGCCAGCCGACGACAAAAACGCCAGCGCTTACAGCCTGGCTTTAGAGCGGACTAAATCTTTCCCACAGCGGAAGCACGTCCTAACCAGCACCCCGACCGTGGCTACCGGGGACATTTGGCAGAACTATCTGGCTGGGACGCAAGAGCTTTACCATGTGCCGTGCCACTCTTGCGGACACATGCAGGCCATGGAGTTTTCTCAGATGCGCTGGGATCAGGACGCTCGCTTGCCCGACGGCAAGTGGGACATCAAAAGGGTGGCCGAGTCTGCCCGCTACGAGTGCGAAAAATGCCAGGCCACATGGACCGAAAATCACCGCCGCAAGGCCGTGGAACAGGGCCGGTGGGTGGCATCCAACGCAAATGCCGAGACAGGTCGGCGATCCATGCGGCTGCCCAGCTGGTACAGTCCGACCGTCACGTTTGCTGATGTATGCAAAAAATTCCTGACAGAGAAACACTACCTGCACGGATTGCAGGGATGGGTTAACGGGTGGGCCGCCCAGCCTTGGGACGACCAGTTTGACGACGACGCCAGCGTCGAAATACCGGCGGGGGCCTTTGCCAAGCGGCAGGACTGGACGGTGCCGCACCTCAAACTGGCGGCGATTGATCGTCAGATTGACGGCTACTGGTTTGCAATCCGTGCTTTTGCAAAAGATGGGACTAGCCGTCTTTGGGACGAGGGACATGCCAGAACAATCGAAGACGTGGCCCATCATCTCGATCAACATGGGGTCAGGCCAGAGCATGTCTGCATGGACTCGGGTTATGAGACGCAGGACTCCTACCGGATCTGTGCACGCTACAAATGGACCGCCATCAAGGGCGAGGAAAGGGCCAGCTACCTAATTGAAACGCCCCGGGGCCGGATGAAGTCGGTGCATAGCTCTCCGCAGGCCACGGATGCCGGCTGTATGCTAATTTTGTTAAGTTCTCCGGGGTGCCAGGATCTGCTGGCCTGGCTGCGGCGCGGGCAGGGGCCGCTGTGGGAAATTGCCCACGACGTCAGTCCGCAATACCGGGAGCACATGAACAGCCATAAAAAAGTTCATAGGATAAACCGCAAAACTGGTCGCGATCTGTACGAATGGGTGCGGATAAAACAGAGACAGGACCACCTTTACGACTGCGAGACTTACCTGGCCGGTTGGGCGGTGTATGGAAAGATCATTACCCCAACGCATGCGGAAGATCCGTTGACACAAGATGGTTCCTGATGGCCGCATATACCCGCGAACTAGCGCGGGCTGTTGCCCTAAATGAGCTAAAGCAAGCCTCTGGGGTCACGGCCTCGGCCATTGTTGCCCTTGAATCCATGCGAGATTCCGCGATGTCGGGAGTCGATTCCGGACGATCTGTGGTTGGAAGTTCTGCAGGAGGGCAATCCGCAAGCTTTGCAATCGACATGAAGCCAACGGAGCGCGTCACCCTGTTTCAGGCCGCCATTGATTTCCTGCAAGGCAACCGCGTCTCCAGAACCACCGGCTCATTCACCAACATCTATGACGCCTAAACCTGTTTCCCTGGTGCAGCGTATCGGTGCCGGCGTCAAGGCGTTTGCCGCGGGATACGGCGCCGGAATAGCCACGTTTCAGCCTTATGAGGGGGCCGGCTTTTCACGAAAGCGGCCGATTATCTACGGAGCCCACGCCAGAGATTCGCGCATCGACCTGACAGAATCCACCCGCACCGAGCTGCTCAAGCTGGCCCGTCACATGTACCGCAACATCGGACTGGTCAAGGGCGCAGTTGATTCCATCGCCGCTTACTCCATCGGCCCAGGCTTGCGCCCGCAGTACCGCGGATCCGACCAGGAGTTCGGCAAGCTGGCCGAGGCGTACTGGCGCGACGTGATTGCCCCCGCCCCAGAGGTGACCGGCCGAATGACTTGGACGGATCTTCTTATGGCCTTGTCGCGGTCGATTGACGTGGACGGCGACGTCTTTGTCGTTATGACCGATTCCGGAAAACTGCAGGTTGTCGAGGGTCACCGCGTCTGCGAGGGCGACGACTACGGCACCAGCGACGGCGTTTTTCTAGGCAAGCTAGGAGAGCCAACCGCGTACCTAGTAGAAACCAACGACCAGTACCGCAAGATCCCCGCCGAGCTCGTCGTCCACCTCATGGAGCTGGAGCGACCTGACCAGATACGTGGAGCATCCGCTCTGGCCCGGGCGCTAAATCACCTGCGCGATCTAAAGCTCGTCACCGAATTTGAAAAGGACGCACTCAAGGTTCAGAGCTCCATTGCTGCCGTAATTGTCAGCCAGGATGGCGATCCCATTGCCAGCTCTGGCGGCTTCTTCGGAAAGATTCAGGAGCGCGATTCCACCAACGACGTCGCCCGCGAGGAGATCACCAGCTCAGCCAACATCCCGAGACTAGCCCCAGGGGAAAAAATTGAAAATCTTACCCCATCAAGGCCGGGGTCCAGCTTTGAGCCATTTGCGAAGTTTTTGATACGCGACATCGCGCTAGGGCTTAATCTTCCGCCAGAGTTCGTCTACGATCCCGCCTCCGTCGGCGGGGCCGGCATGCGCTTCGTGGTGGCCAAAGCCCAGCGCCGTTTTGAGCAGCGCCAACGCCTGCTCATCGACCGTTTCTGCGCCCGAGCCTGGCGCTACTTTATCGCCAGGGCCATCTCCGCCGGCGATCTGCCAGAGGTAGAGGACTACGACCGGGTCAGCTGGCAGACTCCAAAAAGCCTTACCGTGGACGCCGGCCGCGAGGCCATGCAGGAACGGGAAAACTATAAAGCCGGGCTTTCCAGCTTGGCCGATTACTTTGGGGAGCTTGGCCTCGATTGGCAGGAACAGGTGGAGCAGATGGCCCGCGAAAAGAAGTTTATCGCCAGCCTCAATCCGCTCGTGCCCGTCTCGGCCCCCGAGGCAGCACCTGAACAAGCTCCTGTTTTGGAGCCCGTGCAGACGCCAGCCACGCCTGAGGAGCTCGCTGCCACCGTCACTAAATCCACCGGTATGCAGGCCCAGGTTGAGGTCATCCCTGAAAAAACAGAAGCCTTCACAATGAAGGACGACCCGGACTTCACCCTTTCCGAAAAAGAAGCCAACATGGTGGCCAAAGCCATTGGTCTGAAAAACAAGCCGGTCAAAAAGAAGAAGTCCTAGTTGACGCAGGGCGGCCGATATGGCCACCAAGCTCAAAAACGTCTCTATCCTTACGGCCGGCGAGGCCAAGGGCCACAATCTTTTAATCGACGAAACCAGCCTGCAGCAGGCTTTGACCGTCGCCCAGTCTATGGGCCGGATCAAGGTCACCAACGGCCACGGCGCGCAGCAGGTGATGGACATCCTGGGCTTTGTCGAAAACTTCCGGATTGAGGGAAGCCGGCTTCTGGGCGATCTCACCCTGCTTAACAGCGAGAAGGCCGATTATGTGGCCAACCTAGCCAGCCTGATGCCTGATCAGTTTGGACTCAGCCTGACCTTTTCCGGGGTGCCCGAGGATCGGGCAGGGGAGCGTTTTGCCCGCGTGACCGAGATCTACGACGTGTCCGTGGTTACCCAGCCCGCCGCCAACCCGGCCGGGATGTTCAGCGCGTTCAGCCGCCTACCGGTTGACACGTTTTCCAAACCACAAATGGACACACCCATTGCAGAAGTTAAGAAAGAGCAGCTGAGCGAACCCGCTCCTGCTGTCGAAACCGTCACCGAAACTCCCGCTCCCGCGCCCGTTGATGCTCCCAAGGCCGAATTGGCCGAGGCGCATGCCGCTCCTGCTCCCGCCGTTGAGACCAAAGCCGCTGAGCCCACCCTGGGCGACATCGCCGGCCTGCTGGCTGAAGTGCTTGCTTACCTGAAAAAGGACGCGGCCGAGGACGTTTCCGAAATGCCCGAGGCTCCTGTGGCTGAAATGGCCAAGGCCGACGAAAAGCCTGTTGTGGTCGAAGCCTCCAACAAATCGGAAACCATCATTCTTAAAAAGGTCGAGAAGGACGCCGCCGGTGCGGCGCCCGTCCCGGCCCAACACGCGGACAGCCGTCTGTCCCGTACCGAGATCCTCAACCAATTCAACCAGGAGAAAGATCCCCGCAAGCGCGTGGAGCTTCTCCGCAAGCTGGGCGTCTAACGCTCAAAGGATAACCCACCATGGCCAACAACTCACTCGGAACCACGAACGCCAATGTCATCGCCCAGCGTGCGTTGGAGATATTGGTTTCCGATTATTCGTTCCTTCGCAACAGCGTGACGGATTTTTCCGATTCCGCAGCGAAGTACAACGCCTCCATCTACACCCACCGCGTCAGCGCTCTGACGGCTCAGGACTACAGCCAATCCAGCGGCTATGTCGCCACGGCCGCCACGCAGACTGACGTGCAGATCACCCTCAACAAATTCAAACACGTTTCCTATGACGTGGATGACCAGGAGCGTACCACCTCCAACATCAACCTGATCGAGCGTTTCGCCGGCGCCGCCGCGCACGCCCTCGGGTTGCAGATGGTGGGCGACCTGCTCGCGCTCGTCACCAGCTCCAGCTACACCAGCGCGATCACCGTCAGCTCGGCCTCGTTCAGCTACGCCTGGGCGGTCTCGGCAGGAGTCATCCTTAACAACAACAACGTGCCCTCCAACGACCGGTACGCGGTGCTTTCGCCAGCGTTCTTCGGCACGCTTCTCAAGGACAGCAACGTGGTGGCCAACCCGCAGATCAGCGGTGACGCCGTCCGCAACGCCGGCTTGGGCAGCGTGGCAGGGTTCAACATCAACCAGTACTCCTCGATCCCCAGCAACAGCATCACCCTCGGCGGATTCTTCGCCCAACGGGAAGCGCTGTTGATCGCGGCTCGCGTTCCGGAAGTTCCTTCCAACGTGACGATCCCCGGAGACATCTCGGTGGTCACCGAGCCCCGCACCGGGCTTTCTGTCCAAGTGCGCGAGGCTTATTCGGTGCAGACCGGAAAACTCCAGCGCACCTACGCGCTGATCTACGGCGTGAAGGCAGGAGAAACCTCCAGCCTCGTCCGGATCAACGGAGCCTAACCTCCTTGGCGGGGCGGCGGATTGAGTAATCAGTCCGCCGCCCTTCCTCTTTTGAAATCCTTTTATGTCCGAGTTTACTGAGTGCTTGAAGGACGCGTTTGCGGTCGCCTGCGAGCAGTTCGGAACTACCGCAACCATTGGATCCACCTCCGTCACCGGAGTTCTATCCACCATCACCCGCCGAGAAAATCTTGAGCTTCACGGATACGATCTGGACCTAAACGCGACATTTACCGTGGCCCTAGATCGGCTTGCGGCTGTCCCGGCCATCGGATCCACCGGTCAGTTTAATTCTGTCACTTATCGCATTGTCAGCATCGACACCAATCCAGGCTGTTACGTCATTGGATTACGAGAGGCTTAAGAGCTATGTCACGAGATCCTAAAATTTCCATCTATCTGATTGCCGGCCGGGAAGCCAAATACATCGGCCGCTGCCTGGACGCTTTTAAACCCATGTGCGACGAGCTGGTCGTCTGCATCGCCCGCGGCGGAGTTCCCGACGATGGCACCGAGGAAATCGCCAAAGAAAAGGGCGCCACCATTGTCCATTATCAAAACCAACCCATACGATCAGATTGGCCTCACGTGGATCATTTTGGGAACGCCCGCAATACAGCCATGTATGCGTGCACTGGTGACGTGGCCATGTGGGTGGATGCGGATGATCTGCCTGCCAGCGGCCTCAAAAACGCGCTTAAAAGGGCCGCCAGCGAGCTTTTAAAAAACGACAAGGTCGGCATCTGGGCAGCTGTCTATAACGTAACCAACGCCAAGCTGACGCCAATGCGTGAGCGCCTTGTGAAGCGCCTGCCGAACGGCAGCTGGGCCGGCCGCTGGCACTACGCCGTTCACGAGGCGCTTTTGCCATTGCCGGGATACGAAGTGCGGGCCGAGCAAGCCAGCTGGGTCGAGCACCATCCGGATGGCTACAAGGCCGGATCTGCGGATCGCAACATACGCATCCTGGAGGGGGAACTGGCCGAGGCCGGCAAATACGCCTACTACCTGCAACAAGAGCTTTTTCTTTCAGGTAAGCGCAGCCAGTCCGCCACATGGTCCCACGTCTCCGCCCTTTGGCCCACCCAGGAGCCGACTCTCCGCTACGAATCTTGGTGCAACTACGGCCAAGCGTTGCCCGACCGCGACCAGCGCATGGCCATTTTTGCCAAGGCCCATCAATCCAGCCCGTCACGCCGCGAGGCCGTTTTTTATATGGCGAGGGAGGAGGCCAGCGCCGGCCGCTGGGGCTCAGCTTATTACCTGCTTAAGAGCGCCATGGTTCTGCCGGATCCAGGCGTTAGCCAGTGGAACGCCCAGCGGGCGATTTATGATTTTGAATGCATCGACCTCTACATTGCCGCCGCCCGCGCCGTGGGCGACAACGCCGAGGCCGACAAGATTGAGAGTCAATGGCGGAAGCTGAAGCCTATCCGCATCTCCATCTGCCACGCCACCCGCGGACGTCCACAGGAGGCTATCAACGCCCGCATCCTTTGGATGAAAAAAGCGGCTGATCCAGCCAGCGTGGAGTGGATTTTCAGCTGCGACAATGACGATCCCAAGGCCGATGTCCTTAAGGCGTGGGCACCCATCAAAGGCGAGGGCGGCTGCATCGCCGCTTGGAACCGCGCGGCCGAAAAGGCCAGGGGAGAGATTATTGTGCAGGGATCCGACGACTGGGATCCTCCGCTGTGGTGGGACCGGATCCTCTTGGAACGCATGGGCGACACCACGCGGGAAAGCGTGCTGGCCGTCAGCGACGGACACCGCAAGGACCAGTTACTGTGCATGGCGATTTTAACGCGCAACCGACTGAAAAAACAGGGCTACCTGTTTGCGCCTGATTACGACGCATCAAGCGGCATCTATTCCGATAACGAGTTTACTTTTAGAGCCTATGCGGACAAGTGCGTCATCGAGGCTCGCGACGTTGTCTTTACCCATAACAACCCAATGTTTACCGGGCAGAAGGCGGACGAGGAGTTTTTACGGCACAACTCCACCACCAATTACGAGACGGGAAAAAAGATTTTTGAGGCGCGTAACCCTGGAGCCTGATGATCCATACGCACAACGCCCTTCGGCTGGGCGACAACCTGGTTCAGTTAAACTTTCTGCGCCGTGCTTGCTTGGCTGACCCATCTTTGGAGGTCACTCACTACCACAATCCGCAGCTTTGCCGGTTTGAGGAGATCGACGCCCTGCGGTCCGACATCTTTACCCGCCTGCGGATCCGTCCAATTGAGGAGGCGCCCGCCGGCAGCATTGACAGTTGGCGCAACGCCGGCGGCTGGTGGGAGCGCCACCCGGACCGGCTGGACTTTGGCAAGTTTCACATGGCTTGGTTTGATGAGCTGGCCGGCCGCTTGGGTATTCCCAACCCCATTCGCACCGTGGACGACCTCCTACTGAATTACCCCACGCTGGACTCTTTCATTCCTATGACTCCCGAGTGCGATGTGCTTGTCATCAACTCGCCCGGCCTGTCTGGCCAGTTTCTGAACTATAACCCCGACGACTTCCGCGACCTCATCGCCCGGCTGGTGCTCAAGGGCCACCGCGTCCACAGCACAGCGCCCACCGGCCTCTGTCCGCATTTTGAAAACAGGAACGTAACTTTCATCGGCGCGGCATCGGTCAAGGCCAAGGTTATCGTGGGCACCAGCACCGGCCCCAGCTGGCCCTGCCTAAACGTCCACAACCGGGCCAAGCCCATCATCCTCTGCGCCGATCACGAGCAGGTGCTCCTCACGCCCGCCAGCCGGATGGCCCGCAGCGTCCACCACGCCATCCACCTCCTAACCAAGGATGGCTGGCTGTGAGCGCGTACAGGGAACAGCTCACCCTGGCCATGGACAATCTGGCCGCCGACAAGGCCGTACGCTTCATCGGCTACGGCGTGAAGATTGGCGGCCGGGCCTTGGGCACGCTGAAAAACGTGCCGGATCACCAGCTGGTCGAGACCCCGGTGGCGGAAAACCTCATGGTCGGCCTGGCCACAGGCATGTCGCTGGCCCGCCTGCGGCCGCTCGTTTTTATCGAGCGGATGGATTTTATCCTGAACGCGCTGGACGCCATTGTGAACCATTTGGGCGCGGCCAGGAAAATTAGCCGCGGGCAGTTCCAGCCAGCCGCCATCCTGCGCGTTGTCGTCGGCAACCGGCATAAGCCCCTCTACACCGGCCCCACCCACGTGCAGGACTTCACCGAGGCCATCCGGAAAATGGTGGATTTTTCAGTGGTGCGACTGACCGGGCATGAGCAGATTGCGCCCGCCTATTTTGAGGCGCACGAGGCCCTGCATTGCGGCCGCAGCACTATGCTCGTCGAGCACAAGGACCTGATCTGATGCGGCAGAACAAGTACAGCGATTACAAAATCTTCAGCTTCCCCGACAAGGTGGAGAGCTTCCGAACCAGCACGCTGACGGCTCCGGTGTACGTCCGCATCAAGCCAACCAACCGTTGCAACCACGCCTGCCGATTCTGCACTTATTCCGACGGTACCACCCGGCCCAAGGACCGGCCGGATCTCCATCTGCAGTCGGCCATGCACACGGAGATGAGGGAGCAGGACGTCATGCCCACGTGGAAGCTAATGGAGCTGATGAACGACCTGCGCGAAATGAACGTGCAGGCCGTCACGTTTTCCGGGGGAGGGGAGCCGCTGTTTCACCCCGCCATAAGCCAAGCCATGACGTCCACCCTGTCCTCTAGGATTGATCTTTCCATCATCACCAACGGCCAGCTCCTGACCGGAGAGCGTGCGGAAATTCTCACCCAGGCCAAGTGGGTCCGCGTTTCAATCGACTATACCAGCGCCGAGCAGATGCACCAGAGCCGTTCCGTTCCGACGGCCAGCTTTGATGCCGTGCTGAAAAACATGCGGCAGTTTGCTGCCGCCAAGACCGCCACGTGCGACCTGGGGGTCAATTTCATCGTCACCCGCTACAACTACGAGGGCATCACTTCGTTTGCCAGGACGCTCAAGGATTGCGGTGTGGAAAATGTCCGCTTCTCACCCGTCTATGTGCAGGGATTCAGGGATTACCACAAGGACATCGCTGTGCGCGTCCGCGAGCAGTTGTCCGAGTGTCAGGCGCTGGTCGACGACACTTTCTCCGTCAACAGCACCTACGATCTGGACAGCCCCGGCAAAAGCCTTGTCCGGCCATTCCACCGCTGTCTCTACGCCCAGACCGTCTGCGTCGCAGCGGCCGATCTAAATATTTACGCCTGTCACAATACCGCCTACAGCGCGCACGGTCGCATCGCCTCGTTCCGGGACCAGTCTTTCCGACAGGCATGGTTCAGCACGGAAGCTCGGGAATGGCACGCCAAATTCAATCCCGGCGTGGCCTGCCTGCATGAGTGCGCCAATCACAACAAGGTGGCGCTCTTTGAAAGCCTGGCATCCGACAGCCATGACGCCTTTGTATGACCGCGCACGACCTCATTAACTTTGAGCTGCGGATCCGCCGGCTGTTTGCTGAGGGAAAGCTGCCTTATCTCATCCACCTGTGCGGCGGGAACGAAACCCAGCTGATTGAGATTTTTAAGGAAATCCATCCGCAGGACTGGGTTTTTTCCACCCACCGGTCCCACTACCACTACCTGCTTCATGGCGGGGATCCGGACGCATTAGAGCAGATGATCCGGGATGGGCGCAGCATGTTTGTTTTTGACCTGAGCAGGAACTTTTACAGTTCCAGCGTGCTGGCCGGCACCTGCGGGATTGCCGCCGGAGTGGCGCAAACGCTGGCGGAGGCTGGCAACCCGCGGAAGGTCTGGTGTTTTTTGGGCGATGGGGCTGAGGACGAGGGGCATTTTTACGAGGCAGTTAACTATGTGGACGGGAAAAACCTGCCATGCACTTTTATTATTGAGGACAACGACAGGAGCGTGGACACAACAAAGTCACAGCGTGGCCGCGGGATGATTGGCTGGCCTTCATGCGTCAGGCGTTACTGCTACAAGCCAACGTACCCACATGGAGGTGCTGGCCTTAAACAGATTGTGTCTTTCGATCAAAGCATCCGTCCGGTGTGGGATGACACAACTTCATAGCTAATGGCAGCCGTCACTATGCTTGATCGCCTTGTTGAGGCCGGTCTCAGGGAGCTTATTTCTCCTGCGGTTACCGGCGTTGATTACCATCTTTCACAGGAGGTTCTTGAAAAAGACCCTCCGTTTTTGGCCATTCGGGCGACCATTGGCGCAGAGGTGCCGGTACCTGGGGCTGGCCTGTTTGAGGTTCCAGTGGAAATTATCCTTGCCGAACGAGCTGATGATACAACCGCCCAATCCTTTAACGCAAAATCAGCAAAGCTCTTGCAGGCTTTTTATCACGATACCACGACTGTTAGCCGTCTTAACGCAACCACGGCCATCGGATCAGCTCGGGTGCTTAGGTGCGACGTGACTGGCAGTGAGAGCGGCGTTGAGGGAGACGAGCGTCTTTTCACGAGGACGCTGTCTCTTGCCGTAATTGCCTACCCGGCCAGTGTTGCAAGTTGACAATTTTATTGATGTCATGCCAGCCGTAACAATAGGTCAAACCGGGCTCTCTTTCGGTCTTTCCGCAGAGAGCGGAATGCTTGTTCAGTCTTTTTCCGAAACGCGCAACGTTGAGAAAGCGGAGGTGCGAAACGCCTCTGGCGACGTGGTGGGGCTGGCTTTGTACAATGCAACCGATTCTCTTTCCTTTAGCGGAACAATTACCGGAAACTATAGCACCACGGCCGGAGCCGTGTTGACCACCCTTGCCAACGCCACCAGCACTGGTGGGAAAATTGTCGTTGAGTCTGTTGCCATCAATCGTGGGCCAGATTCCTTCGTGACCGTGGATGTCTCTGCGGTGCGCTATCCCAATATGTCCTAAGGCCGACCGCAAGGCCCTTAATGAGATCCTGCAATGTTTAGTGACAGCTTCTGGGGGACGACAAACCTCAAGGACGCCGCAATCTCGGCAGCGGGCGGGGCCGTTCCAAGGCAGTATGATCCAATCACCTGCACCGTGGATGAGGCTGGTCGCAGACAATACACTTTCTGGTTTTCTGGGGGCGGCGAGGAGGCGCACGCGCAAATGCAGCTTCCGTGGTCCGCAATGACTTGCGAACCGGAAAGCTGGATCCGATATGCCAGAGCTGCCATGGAAAACAGGGAAACGCTGCTCGGCCTAATGAAGCGGGCTGAGCCCATTGTCGTCATTAAAAGGGGAGGGCAGACGCTTCTGGTGGCCGAGAGGGCAAGGCCGGAAATAAAGCGGGATCTTTTAAAGCAGTTATGAGCGATGATATCCACCTCGAGGAGGAGCTAAACGGGGCATTCGTATCGCCGACAAGAGCATTTAAAGGCAAGACCATTGCTCCTTATACTGAAGGCTCCAGGTTGCTGTGCCTGCAGGTTAAGGACCCAGAAGACTCTGCAGTGTGGTTTGTATGGTCATTTTTATATATGCACCTCCTTATTGCAGAAGACAGGAAAACAGCCATTTCCCTTGCATGGAACAGGGCAGAGTACCGTGAAAAACTTTTGGACTGGATAGTCGATAAGACTGAAGACGATCGCATAGAGGCAAGTAACTTGGTTGGCTCCATTCTTGAGGAAGCATCAAGGGGAAGGGTTGAAGTCATTGCGTCGTCAGTTCAGGCCCCGCCGGGAAAAGCGTAACGCCGGGGGGCGTGGCTGTGAGCGCATTCCTCCTGGCAAAAGCCACAGGCTGGAGCTTGCAAACCATCCTGTGGGAGTTGCCTATAAGCATATTAAATCAGGCTGAACATGTTTTTCTTTGGCAGGACGGAGCCAAGCTTAGAAGGCGCGGCCATGCGTCCGAAAGGGATCACCGTGACATTATGAGAATACTGGGTATTTGACCATGCCAGTACAGGTTGACTTATCAAAACTGCAGAAAGCAATAGGCGCATGGTCTGGAGCTGTCTCGATTGATGCGGCAAAAGAAATGAGGATTCAGGCAAGAGTGCTGGCAATGCGGCTGATGCAAAACACGCAGCCAAGTCCAGTAATCGCCAGCATTTCGAAAAACAATAACAAGTTGCTGGAGCAGTCCAAGAAAAAGATCCGCAGGCAGGTAAGCTTGGTCTACACGTCGCCAGCCTTGGCATCTTTTTTTATATCTAAAATTAAATTGCCCAGCGGAAAAACGGAAACTCAAAACCCAGAGCAGGCCGCCAGGGCATTTTCCGCCCTAATGAGAGGTCGTGTATCCAAAAAAACCGGACGAGCTTCTAGGCCCACAAAGTCTGCGGTTGTTCAGGCGCAGGACATTTTGAACAGATTTAATAGGCACCCGTTTATGAACACACAGATTGGCCAGTTTGATGCCGGACAGGCCCATCGAAAGGCCAGGTTTGGACCAAAACAAAATGTCCCGAGAAATCAGGCGCTTCGACTTGTCGTCACAAATGAGCAGGCGATTGATGCCTACATCAAGAAAAGGCAGGAAAACATTGGGGTTGCAAAGGCCGGATGGGCAGCGTGCGCCGATGAACTTGGCGGAGCCAAAACAGTAAGATCAAAGGATGATGGCCGGGTTGAGCTTCCGGGATGGGTTCGCAGGCAGTTAAAAAAATTTCAGCTTGGATCTGTGTCTGACAATTCAGACAGAAAAAAGGATCCGTTTATTGAGCTAAGAAACGGCGTAAAATACATTGGCCAGTTGATAAGCCAGGAAACTGTACAGCAAACCATTGACACTCAGGTCCTGAGGATGATTAACCGTCTTGGGATTATTTCGTCCGCTCAGGCAAGAAAGGCTGGCCTGTAGTCATGGCAGCAAGTTCCGCAACGGCAAGACTGTCCCTGGACGCGTCGGGGTTCGATAAGCAGGCAAACGCATCATTCCGGGAATTTTCCAAACAACTTTACGGCGTTAAGGACAGCACGGACATGGCCCTTAAGGGTGCTGAGATGCTGCAGAAAATGTTTGTAAAATCACTTGGTGCCGGTATTGCCATTGGGGCGGCCGCCGCCCTTTCCGAGGCGATGCGAGATGTAGGAAGACAAATTGGGGAAGTTGCAACATCTGCAACCAGACTTACGGAGTCCACGTCAGGGATCGCCTCTGGTTTTTCTGAGGGCATTTCACGGGCACAGAAATTTGCAACCGAGGCCGATAATGTTGGTAAGGCCATGGAGGCCCTTAAAAACAGCAGCCCAATAAATTCCGCAATATTTAAACTTTTTGGTGGGGACAAAGCCTTGCAGGAGCTGCAGGATTCGCTCAGAAATCTGGCTACTGCCGAGTTAGGTGCTGGCCTTCAGCAGGGAGCCCAAAACTCCCGCAAAAGGCTTGAGGCGGCATCAAAGGGCAAGACAGCGTTGGCCGAGTTTGATCGCAAGGCGGCAAACGAGCAAGAGATGAGCTCCCTTAAGGCCAGCCCAGGATATAAGGCAGCTTCTTCCGACCAGAAAAAACAAATGGAGGAAAACCTGCGAATCGCCCAAGAAAACGCCAAGGCGATCGAAGCAGAGCTTAAGAACCAAGAAACGAACAAAAAAATTCAGGAGTTTTTGGCGTCTCAGGCCGAGAAGCGGGCGGCAGCCGAACTTGAGGCTGCTGATGCCCAAAGGTCGCAGCTGCAGCCAGCAGAGCGTCTCAGGGCGATTACACAAGAACAGGAGCAAATTTCCAAGGCAATGGAAGAAAACATGCGCCAAATCATGTATGACGATGAAAAGCGCGCCGCACAAATTAAAAAACAGGACCAGCTGGAAAAACGGAGAAGCCAGCTTATGGATCAGCAGAGGCAGGCCATTGAGGCTCAGGCCGCCGAGCAGAAAAAAAACGCCGACATCCAGATTCAAATCGACAAGATGCAGGCTCAGGCCAAGGGCCCCGAGGCAACGCTTGAATTTCTCAAAAAGCAGTCTGCGGAAGCGGACAAAATTTATCAAAAAACAGGAAAGCTGGACGACAAGCTGGCGGCCATGCAGGCGGCGGATAAATATCAGGCCGCGTTGTCAGGATTTGAAAAGGACAAGGCTAGGATCGCCGAGGAAAGCGCAACGCAGCGCAGGCAGGCTGCGATTACGGCCGCAAGTCAAACCCTTGACATAGCTCAAACAGCAGGTGGCCCATATTCCGGGCTAGTTGAGAAGGAAAGAAAAAGGGCGGATCAGGCCATGAAAACTCAGGCAAGAAAAGACCTGGACGCACAAGTGCTAAAGGAAACATCGTCAAGGACAGCGGAGGGCGGTCAAAGAACCATGGTAAGCCGGCGTGCTGAGTTTATCAAAAATCAGGCACAAAAGGAGGCATCCGGACAAAAAACCCTTGCTGATGTCTACAGTGTTCTTGATCAGGCACTGCAAAAAATAACCTCGGCCCCGGTGGTCAGCGCCTAGTTATGCCTGTTCAAAACATAGGTTATCCGGGGGCGTCCGGCCAAACGTCCAAGGTTTTAAGATCTTCGGAATATGGGAAGGAGATTAACGGACTGGAAACTCTTTCTGAAACATACACCATCCGGACGCAGAACAGAATCACTTTGCAGCCGGCAAGGAATGTTTTGCACACCTCCTTTAGCACAGCTTCAACAAGGTATTCCAGGATGGCCGTGGAGACCGTATCCATGCGGGACTTACCCGGAGAGCTCACTGAAATGACCGTTGGATTTGTCGGGCTTACGTCATCAACCGGATTGCCTCCGCCGGTTATCAGGCTGCTTCCAGTTACAAATCAGATTCACATCGAGGCGGAATATATCAGCGACGCCGGTGAAGACTTTTTCACCACTATTGCGGCCACCACGAGGATGCCGGACAGCATTAACGGCTATCAAATGCCAAACAATCCACCGCAGGTCACTACGATCCAAAGCTATGCAGGATCTGTAAGAAATCTTGGCTACTGCTACGACCAAACCAGTTGCGTCCGCAGGGGGTCTTTTCTGGTAGTGCGCGCCACATTCCGTAAAAAGGTGCAGGGATCTGGGGTTTACGCCTCCGTCACTGATATTTAGTGAACAGGGAGCCAAGGCTAAGAGAAATTCGAGTTGCCAGGGGTAGGCTTACATCACAATTTTTTGCCAGATTATTCCGGAGAATTGAGGATTTGCATGAAATGCTTTTTTCTAAAATAACAAGGGTTTTGCCAGAACCCCCAAGGCTGGCACCCCCGCAGGGTAGGGTTGAGCTTAATCATCAGTTTTGGAATCGGCTGATTGACAGGATTGAAAATCTTTACGCGGAGATTCTCCAGTCTGGGCAGCCGCAACCAAAGCCAATGCAGGGCGAGATCCGCAGGCCAGATGGGGCTTTCAGGTTTAACATCGGATACCTTAACGCCATCATAAGAAGGGTTGAGGGAATCTCTGATTGGGTTTACTCCGTGCCTGACGATGACTGGAACCAGAGCGGATCCGGAAACTGATGAAACCTCTGTTTTTTGAGGAAACTCAGCCGGCCGCAGGAAAATGGAAGTCGCCGGTTTCAATCCTTGTTTCACCATGTCTTCCCATTCTTGATTTTGACCAAAGACCAAAAGCCATAATTACAGAGCCGCACCGGCTATATAAAACCGATGGCGGATGGCATATTCTTTTGATCGGCCGCGTTGGAATGCCTGACAGGTTATTTTTTGAGAACATGCAAAAGATAGGAGTTGATCGGGGCTATTTGTCGTCCGTGCAAAGAACGGGTCTTTTTAGGATAAGGGTATCTCCAAAAAACTTCTTTCCCATTCAACCCAGGCAAAGCGTTGCCCAGTTTATGGGACAACTTGGCTCGTCATTGCCTGAGTGGGGTGAATTTATATTGCGGCATGACGCCTTGTGCCAAAGCCACGAACCTGATCCAGTTTTGGTCTAACAGCTTTGACATTCAGGAGGAGTTTGCATGGCTCAAACCCTTGACATTCACATCGACGCTGGAGCCGGGACCCTTCTTCAGGCTGGTGCAGCAAGAACCGGGTCGCTGCCAACGCTTACCAGGGGCGACACTTACGACGTAAGACTGCGCTTAAGGCAGGCAAACGATTCAGGGGTTTATGAGGACCTTGACCTTACCGGGGCATCGCTTCGGCTTGGCATAGGTGACATTGATCAGGCGCCTCAAGAGGGTGAGTTTTTTCTTGGACTTTCAGGGGTCACCAGCTCCGCTATTTCCTATAATTTCTCTGCAGCCAGTTTTTACACGGCAATATCCGGAATTGCTGGCACGGCCTGCACGGTCTCCGTTTTCGGTTCTGGCGGATCCGCCTGGGTGGTAACATCTGCCACTGCAAATTCGGCGATCACTTTCACGTCGGACAGCTACACGCTTTTCCCGACATCAAAGGTTATCATCACCACAAGAAGGTCCCCGGCAACAAATATCAAGCCCCAGTATCTTGTGCAGCTTTTGCAAGGCCCCGCGGCCTACTGCGCCACATTCTCCGCCGCCCCAACATCTGGCGTTGTAACGATGAGCCTACTGCAGGATGGAAGCTCTGTAAAAAACGAGATTTATGTTCTTACTGTTGGGGCCGACGCCATTGGTGGTTCCATCGCCATGTTTTATGGCAGTTCTGCAGGCTCGACCGTGCAGATCACTCCAGGCAATACGCTTCTGGCAAACGGCCTACTCACCTCACTAAATTCAATTACAGCCCTTTCCGGTGGAATTTCTGTTGATTCGGACAGCTCTGGGACCCGTTACTACATTTCCTTTGTAAACAACCTTGCGCTTACAAACATAACCACAGCCCTGACCCTAGACGCCTCCGCGGTGCAATATGCCAAATTCTATAACAGCACGCTGACTATGGGTACGTCCGAGGTTTTGTCGCTATTTGAGGGCGTGGATGACAGTACGGTTGGAACTAAAATTGAGATTGAGCTGACGGAGAGTGGAAAAAGAAGGACTGTTTACCAAGGCGACGCATACATAAAGAAGGACATGATTGTTGCCTCAACCTATTCGCCGATTTTCTACACGGTCTGATTATGTCCGCCGCAAGTTACAATCTTTTAATTGAGCAGGGGGTCGACCTTTCTATCCAGGTGGCTGTTCAGGACAGCACCGGGTCCACCTACAGCCTGGCCGGGGCTGCTGCTGCCGCCCAAATTAGGGACACTTACAACGGAAGCCTTTTGGCAGAATTTTCTGTCGTTACATCAACCGGAGTAACCGGACGACTGGACCTGTCCCTGAGTGCGGCAACGGCCTCTAGTCTTCCATTGTCTGGTGGAAAGTGGGATCTGCTTTTAACCACAAGCGGCGGGACAAAAATTCGCCTGTTAAACGGATCGGTTTCTGTAAGCGGCGAGGTAACGGAATGAGCAGTCCGGTTGTGGCTACTATTGCAGGTCCTGCCACCATAACGGTCGCCAGTGGGATAGTTACCGCAGAGGGAGCCATGCCCGGGGCTCATGCTGCAAGCCATGCGGCAAGCGGTCCGGATCCGGTAAGCCCATCGAGCATTGGAGCTTTATCGGTTGCGGATGGCGTAGCGCTAGCCATAGCCCTTGGATGACACCAGGGTAATCAAAAGACATTTCAATGAAACAAATTGTATCCAACTACACCTATAATCCCGCAAGCAACGTTGTGACGCTTGGCGGGCTAAACATCGGCGCGGATCAGTTGTTGCTGATTGTCGCGCCTGGGGTTGGCCGGACAATGTACAATTTTGCAAGCGTCACCGGGAGCGTGGTAGCCGGTTCAGACACAAGGGTAACGCTTAACGCATCAACGCTTGGCCTTACAACAACCAGTCCTCTTGTTATTTTTTACGATGACCAATCATCTGCTCAGGCTGTAACCGGCACAGTCGGCCTAGATCCGGCAAGCTTATTGGCCCTTGAAAATGTTACAGTCACCATTGGCTCAAACATCTATGGAACCGTCACCATCTCCAACCTGCCCGCCACCCAGGCCATCTCCGGAACCGTTACAGCCAACACGTCGTTTGGGTCGAGTCTTGGCTTGGCCATTGAGCAGGTGGACGACAGCGGAAACGTGGGCCAAAAAATTGCCGTCCAGCTCTACAACCCAACCGGCCTTCCGGTGGGGGCATCCGGGGAAACGCTTGCGGTCTCCGGAACCGTTACCATCGGATCCCTCCCGGCGATCTCCGGAACCGTCACGGCTAATCTCGGCGGGATTGCTGGCGGGGTAACTATGCCAGTTCGTCTTTTTGCTGAACAATCGGGAGGGCCGACAACGGGACAAGATACTCTTTTGGTCTGCGACTCAAGCGGGCGGCTTAATGTTGGGCTTTATTCCTCTGCGGGAGGAACTGACGCAATTTCTTATGACGGGTCTGACAGCTTTGTAAAAACAAAGAATCTGGCAAACCCCTCCGGGGCCCTGACCACCCGCTTCGGATCTGTCACCACGGCGAACACGGCCCAAATCACCTCTGCCGTCACAAACGCTTCCCGCAAGTTTCTCCTTGTGCAAAACATCGCCGCCAGCACCGTGACCATCGGGATCGGGTTTTCCCCGACCACCACCCAGGGCATCCAGCTTGCCGCCGGGGCAGGGCTGACCTTCGATGCGTTCTGTCCGACCGGCGGGGTCTGGTGGCTCTCAGGCACGACCGGGGCCAACTGGTCTGTGCTGGAAGGGTAATCTATGGCAGGTTTTTTTGGCGGAGGAAGCGTAAGCAATATGGGAGCCGCCTCGTCCTCGGCTGCAGGCACGGCGGGCTTGGTTCCCGCTCCAGCAAGCGGCGATCAAATCAAATTTTTATCTGGGAACGCATCTTTTAAGTATTTGGTTCCTGTTTTAGATCCGGCAACATTTTCAAATTCAAATTACAACACTCTAGCGTTTAAGGTGAGCGGAAGTCTGTCTTCTGGAAGTCTTCTTACTACAAGATTATATTTTTGCCCTATTTTAGTTCAAAAAGATACAACATATAACCGTCTTGGAATGCGATATGGAAGCATAGCTGGATGCAAGTGCAGAATCGGACTCTATAATTGTTCAACGACATCTCTTTTACCTACTACATTAGTGGTGGATGGTGGAGAGGTTGGCAATGCCACTAACACAAATTATGAAGCAACAATAAACATTTCCGTTAAAAAAGGATTTTATTTTGGATGCCTCATTCCTGCAGCGGATACATCCATGAACTGTACGGCAAGTTATAGCGATTACATGCAATGTTTGATGGGAACAAACCAAGGAGCTTCGCTGAACGCTTTTCGTGATTTATTTTATTACACGACAACATACGGGGCTTTTTCAAGCGATCTTTCTTCGGCTTCGTTTACAGCCGAAGCAAATAATATCCCTCTTGTTTATTTAAGAAACGTATGAGCAAGACAGTTGTAAAAAGATTGGATGGATCGGTGTTTATTGAGGACGACAGAAGCCTTGCAACCGCAAAAGATGAAAACATTAACTACGCACGGGCTGCCGCAAGCGATGCCATTCAATCCGCTGGCCTAGACGAAGCCACCCAACAAAACGCATCCCTTGGCGTCTACCCGCCGGAGCGTTGCGAGGCCATCAAGTCTTACATCTCCGCCTGCCGAAATGAGTACCTGCGCTGCAAGGCCCTCATCTTGGCCGCCAAGACAAACAACGAAGCAGATAGCGTCCAATTTGTTCCACCTCCTGTTCCGGAGGAATTGTGACCTCCACCTGGGCAGAGCTGATGAGCATCCTCAAATGGATGCAGGACGAGGGGCTGGTGGAGCTGTTCTATGATGAAGCCGGCCGTGAGTGCGTTCGCATCACCCCGGAAGGTGAAAAGTTTGAGTTTTCCAAATGAGCTCCGACGACCACTCCGTTCTCATTGAAATCCGCGAAAAGATCGCCCGCGTGGAGACCCGGCAGTCCTACATTTTGGAGCTCCTCACCGATCACAAAACCAAGATGGACCGGATTGAAAAGGACGCCGCCACGCTGACGGGCCGCGTCTGGCTGGTTTCCACCATCGTTTTCGCCGTGCTGGCTGCCGCCTGGGAAATTATCAAAAACCGTCTGCTGGGGCATTGATTCTCAAGCCCTTTTGACATGCCGGCTCTCGGCATGGAAATCATCCAAAACATCGCATCCAACTGGCAGTCTTACCTCGGCGTACTTACCGCCGTGCTGGGTGCGGCCATTGCCGTCGCCACCATCGTTCCGGGGGACGAGCCGGAGCGGACGCTGCAAAAGATCGTCGATTTTATTTCCCAGATCTCCCGCAAATAAGGGGAGGGGATGATTACCGGTGCCATCACGCTCCTTGGCACGCTGGCCGCTCTGGTTCTTTGGTGGGTGCAGAACCGCGGGAAAAACCGCACGGACTACAAAGACGCAATTATTGAGGCCGAACGCCGCAAGCGCGACCAGACGATTGATTCTTGGTGGACTCGGCAGCCTCCTCCTGGCGCTTAGTTTTGCCGGCTGTGCCACGGTCACGCCGATTGCGGACGGCCCACCTCCGCGCCCGGAAACGATCGAGGCGCTCATCTACAGCTGGGACAAAATCGAAAAAACCAGCGGACCAGCTCCGGCTCCGTACAGGGACCAGTACGTCGCCGCGCTTAAGGCGCTTTCTGCTTCTTTGGCTGAGACAGAGCGCTGGCGCGCACGGGCGGAAAACAAGTGAACACGCTGGCTGAAATCGGCAGCCGGACGCTCAAGACTGTGGCCACATTGGAGCCACATTTTCAAAAGCGGGTCCGCAGGTGGCTGGACGAGATGATCCAGACCGGGATCCAGCCCCTCATCTACTGCGGGGCAAGAAGCTTTGAGGAGCAGGCGGCCCTGTACGCAAAGGGCAGAACCGCTCCCGGGATGATCGCCACCAAGGCCAAGGCCGGGGAGAGCTTCCACAATTACGGGCTGGCAATCGACTGGGTGCCGGTCAAGCCCACGCCCAAGGACCCCAAGCTCTTTACCGCGGACTGGGACGACAGCACGGCCTACAAGGTGGGCGAACAGGCGGGGCACAGCTTTGGGCTGGCGGCAATTAGCTGGGAGACCGGCCACCTCCAGGACAGCCGCTACAAGACCTGGAGGGACATCCCGGGGGCCGGGGACAGCGGCGCAATCCAGCAGCCAGCCAAGACTACCAAGGCCGTTCGTAAGGCTGGGATCCGCAGGCCATGACGCAGGACGTTACGCCCAAAATGAGCAAGGAGCACGAGCTGCACCTGCAAAGCATTCTGGAGGCTTTTGCCCGGGATTTTTCCAAGAAGTACCGGCGCGGGCAGGCCGAACACGGGGGAGCCCTCTGGATGCGCCCCTGCTGGAGCGATGCGATCAGCGAGGTTATAGACCTTGTTTCGTACGTTTATACGCACAAGGTGCAGCTGGCCGTCATTGCGGACCTTGCCCTCAAGGGAGCGGAGGATTCGTCCGTGGCTGCCGCCGACAGCCGGGCCGCTTGCGTGAAAATCCTTCAGGTGCTTCAGGGCATGCCGGGTTACGAGGATAAAAAGTAAGAAGGCCCACAAGCCTTTGACACATCGGAACAACCAGTGAACGTCGTCCGCAAGTGGAGACGCTGGATGGCGGTTGGCTGTACCCACGCCGGCTACATAGACCGCCCCGCCTGGGAACAGGTGCTGGCCTTCAAACGCCGTTGGCGCCCCGTGGAGACAATTCACTTGGGCGATTTCCTGGATACCGCGGCTTGGCGGGCAGGCGCCCGCAAGGATCCGGACGATCCGGACCGTGCCGCAAGTTTTTCGGACGACTACTTGCACGGGATAACGCACCTAAAGGAACTTTCCCCAACCGTCATTTGCAGGGGTAACCACGAGGAGCGCGTATGGTCCCTGATTCGCTCCCCGTCGGCTGTTGTTGCCTATGCCGCAGAGCAGGGGACAAAAGCGATTGAACATGAGGCGAAAAAACTCAAGGCCCGCCTTTTGCCCTATGATATCGAGGAAGGTCTTTTTCTGCTGGGAGACACTGTGTTCCTCCACGGCTTTCAGTGTTCCGTCAGCGCCGTCCGGGACACCGTAGAGAGCATCGGGAAAAACATTGTCATGGCGCACCTGCATCGGCCCGAAATCGCCCGGGGGCGGGTGCTGCGCTCCCCGGTTGGTATTTGCGTCGGCACCCTAGCCAACATCGGGGCCATGGGCTACGCCCGGGCTCGCCGCGCCACGTATCAGTGGGGGCATGGGTTTGCCTACGGTGAATACTGCCAAGATGCGTGCGTCAGCTGGCTTGCCACCCCGGTAAAGGGCGAGTGGAGGTTCCCGCTCTGAAAGAGAAGGTGGGCTGGGCCGAGGCCATCCAGGCGGCCTTCCGGCAGGAGGCAGACGAGGTGCCCCCGGAGTGGAAAACCCTCAAACAGGTGGCGGCAGAGCTCGGAATGAATCCCCAGCACGTCTGCAAAAAGATGGCCCGACTGATTAAAACCGGTCGGGCGGAGGTGCAGACGTTTCGCACCTGGTCCAAGGGCGGGCCCAAACGGATGGGCTACCTGCGGTCAAACCGGCACTACCGGCTCGTGGAAAAACCCGCAAAAAAGCAGCCAAAGTCTCCGCGGTAATCCGCGCAAGGCTGTCCTATTAAGGACAAAAATACTCTGTTTATTCACATTCTTATCCATATTTCTTGTGAATTAACCTAGCAGTTGGGTTGATAATGTGGTCATGAAAACCACGCAAGAAATCGAACAGCCAAGAATCGGATACTGCGGGATAGATGACGGACGGCTTCTGGCCCTGCTGGGGGAAATTCTGGTCCACAACCGGATCCCGGTTGGCACCCCGGACCATGAGAAGGAAATCGTCCGCTGGCTCCTGGCCTATGAATATGACGGGGACGACGGCCGCAAGTCCTACCACCTCTCCGTCCGGGGTCATCTGGTCTACGACCTGCTGGCGACAACCTCGGCTGGACAGCCGGAGAACGGCCATGAGGAATGGTGACCAACGCTGCTCCTGCCGCCGGCATGCGGATCTGGGGCGAATCCGGGACATCCTCGGCCACGTGTTCTTTGCCAGGCAACTGCCCGACCATGTGACCATCCGGGAGCGCCAGATCCTGCTGCGGGGCCTCGTCATGCACGTGCCCCATGGCAACGGCTTTGGGTGCTCGACCTACTGCCTGACCGGACGCGGCGAGGAAATCCTGATGGAACTGGACAACCGACGAACCACCAGACGAAAGGAGGCGGGCAAATGAAGCAACGCATCATGGAGCTGATTCAACCCTCAAACCCACATAGCTACGGAAACATGAGCCCGGGCCGGCTACAGCGGGTGCTGGAGTACGTGCACAAGTGGTCGTCGCTTCCCGACGATATCACGCACGACGAGCAGGTCGCCATCCTGTATGAGCTGGTAAATCCCGTGGAGGCGGAAAACGGGGAGGAGATGCACCGCCTGACAGAGGACGGGGAGAAGGTGCTTTGCTACTTTCTTTTCGGCCCCTGGACGACCCAGATCTAGGGCTTAAGTCGGCCCTTCCAGTTTTGGTTGCCCTTGGGAGCCCCGCCCTTGCGGGCGTTGCGGGCTGCTGCCGCGGCCTTGCGCCGGGACTTAACCCTGCCAAGGGAACGGTAGAACAGCTCCGGTGGGACGGGGCTTTTGCAGGTGGGGCAGATAACCCTGGGGGGCATAGCAGTATGCTTGAGCCGTAAAAAAGCCCGGTCAATCTTAGGGTTTTTAGTTCAGCAGATTATGTGCCTTTTATCCTAGTTTTTACCCTTACACGCCCGCCCGCAAATAGAGCAGGGCTCTCCTTGGTAAAACCCGCCAGTCGGGCCGCCTCACGAATCAGCAACTGGGTTATATAAACGGAAAGCGACATACCTGCGGCACTGGCCAGCGCCATGGCCTTTTTTTTGACCTTGCTTGGCAGGTAGACGTTGGTCCGCTCCTTCCTCATGTGTAAAGATTGCGCTGAAATAAGGCGCGTAACAAGTCGCCTAAAAGAAAATCTATAAAAAAATAAAATTTTTGTTGACGGCATAAATATGGCGCACAGCTTGCGCACATGGCACCCCGAGGCAAGAGCGAACAAACCAACCTGTACCTTCCGGTAGAAGTAAAAAGGGCTGGGATTCAGATGGCGGAGGACCGCCGGCTTTCATTGTCTCAGCTTGTCACTGAACTTATCGAGCGCCACCAACTCGAAATTGAGGAAGCAAGATAGTCGACCATGAGCTCTGGGGCTTTCAACGGTGATGGCTTTAAGGAAAAGGGTATGCCCCACAAGGCGCATGAAAAGCGCTGCTTAAATCAGCCTCTTAATCTGAGGCAATTGGCGGAGGCGTACGGCATAACGTACCACCGGGCGCGATCCTTGTCGTTTGAGGCCGGCTTTCCCATGGTGCGCGGCCTGATATTCCCTCGGGCGTTTGAGGCGTGGATGACGGAAGGCCCGCGTTTACGTAGTTCCTCAAATCCTCCACAGAGTGACGCTGGTAAAGGTCGTGCACCAGGGTCGAGGAGTGGTTCACGAGTCGCATGGCAACTGCTTGCACAATCCCTGCCCTTCGCAGGTTCGTCACTCGGGTAGCCCGAAGACCATGAAAGCTATGCCTTCGCAACCCCAGCAGATTAAAAAAGCGTCGCCAATAGCAGGAGACGCGGGTGCCTGCCCCCGGCCATTCCAGGGTGTGAGAGCGGGGCGTAGCCTTAAGTTTGCGGAACAGGGCAAGCAACCCTTCCGGGATCGGGATGGTATACGCCCGGCCGGAACCTCCCTTGGGCTCCGGAAAAGTCATGGTCTCCGCCTCAAGATCAATGCAGGAAAGGGGAAGGCGGGTTTCCTTAAGCCGGCATCCGGTATGGTAGGCAATCTCAAAGCTGGTTCGCATCCAGTCGGGGACATGACGGCTGGCCAGCGCTTCCCGGCATCGGGCAATATCTTGCTCGGTAAAGACCGGCCGTCGCTGGACGGGACTTTTGCGGGATCGAAAATCCACCATGGCCATGCTGGTCATGTGGCCAAGCAGCCGACCATTGCGGTGGATCCATTTCAGGATCTTTATGTCCTGCAGGGCTTGGTTCCGCGTGACAAATCCTCCGTTGGTTCTGGGGTTGGCCGTTCTCCACGCGATGTAGTCGTGGGCCGTGGCAGGGGCAAAGTCCTCAAGGTGAATGTGCCTCTCGGCCATGAAGCGCAACAGGTTTCGCCAGCTGTTGCGGTAGTAGATTCTTGTGTTTCCGCTGACAGGGTGCGTGGCGATCAGGTCGTCGACCCAGCTCAGATCGGTGCTGCGCCTGTCCTGCTCCCCGATGGAAATCTCCGCGGCCTCCTGCCTGGCCTTTGCCCGGTGGAGCGTGTTGTCGATCCGGTATCGCGTCGCCTTGGACGCCCAGCGGCCATCCTTGGTTTTGTAGCGAATCCAGAACCATGGAGAGTCTTTTCTTTTGTAAAGAGAAGCCACGTAACAAGCGTAGCAAATTACCCAAAAACAGAAGGAAAATAAGTGAACTCCTACACAATAAAACACCAAAAAACTGAAATCCTTAATTGCCGTGGGTTCGAATCCCACCCCGTCCGGTCGTTAAATGACAGAGAGTTACGGACGGAACGTAGCAAGAACGTAACACAGGAAAGCCTCAGCGAGGCCGAAAAGGCCCGCGAGGTGCAGCTTCTCATTGCGGGGCTAGCGCGGGAAAAGACCGCGTGGATTTGGGGGTCCCGATGACCTGGGACGTTGTTGTGGACCTCGCCAAGATGGTGGCCGTCCTGACCGGGTGGGCCCTGATCGTCGGAGCGGGGTGGGGCCTGCTGGTTTTTGCCGTCAGCTTTGCCGCCTGGCTGGTCAAGAAGGCCAAAGACGAGGCCGCCCAGTGAGCGTCCGGGATCTGGAAGCCGAGGGTGTGTTGCCGGCCAACTCCAAGAGCCTTGGGGCCGGAGAGTTTTCCACCCTTTCCTCGATCATCGACCTGCAGTTCAAGGTCAAAAAGCTGTCGCAGGACATTGAAAGGCAGAACGAGGTGCTGGCAGGGATCGCCGCCAAGGTGCGCTGCCTGGAGACGATTGACCGGCAGCCGCTGGAAATCAGGGGCGAGTGGAAGACCGGAGGCGTTGAGCAATGAGCCGCTTGGCCGGTCAGTTTGAGCGGTTGTGGGCTCTGCACAAGGGGCCGGCGCTGACCAAGGAGGTGACGTTTTTCCCGGGGAGGCGGTTCCGGTTTGATTACGCCCACCACTCCGCCAAGGCCGCCATCGAGCTGGACGGAGGCGTCTTTGTCCGTGGCCGGCACAGCGGCGGGATGGGGCAGGTGCGGGATGCAGAGAAGGGCAGGCTGGCGGCTTACTCCGGGTGGAACGTGATCCATTTCACGACCAAGTGCCTGACGATTGAAAACATCCGGCAGGCCGTCGAGTGGTTCTGGAGCCGGATCAAGGAGCGGGCATGACGATCACACCTGTTTCTTTGCACATGGAGCTGGCCGAGGAGCGGGCCCGCAGGGTCAGCGCCGAAAGGGCGATCGTGGCGATTAACGAGCACAACGAGGAGAGGGCCAAGGAGCTGGCCCGGGCCCACGACATCGGATGGATCCGCCCGGAGGTGGAGCGCATCACGGCCCGTTATCCGCACACAAACAACGATTTCTGCGACGACGAGTAGTCGCCGCTGAAAAAAAGAGAAAACCCCAAAGGAGAAAAAGACATGGCAATCATAGCAAGCAAACCCAACACCAACGGAACCTACACCCCCGCCCCGGAAGGCGTGCACGACGCAGTCTGCTGCGACGTGGCCGACCTCGGGATCGTCGAGACCACCTGGCAGGGCGAAACCAAATCCCAGCACAAGGTGCGGATCGTCTGGCAGCTGTCCTCAAAAATGGAAGACGGCCGGCCGTTCTCCATCGGACGCCGCTATGGCCTGACGCTCCATGAAAAGAGCAGCTTGGCCAAAGATCTTAAGTCGTGGTTTGGCAAGCCGGCCCCGGACAACTTCGACCTGGAAAAGCTGATCGGCCAAAACTGCCAGATCGTCGTTACCCACAACGAGCGGGACGGCCAGGTGTACGCCAACGTCCAGAGCGTGCTGAAGCCGGGCAAGGCGAAGCTTAAGGTGGACCCGGACTTTGTCCGCTTTAAGGACCGCGAACCCAAACCCGCCCTTGCCGTGGCCGCAAAAGCGGTCGCAGTCACCGCCGAGGACAACGTCCCGTTTTAACCCTTGGCTGAGAAATAAAAAAAGGGGGCCGGCGGCTGCCGCGTGGGCGGCCGCCGGCTTCCGGAAAGGAAAAAAATGACCGAGACCATCATCCGTATTGCGATCCCCGTGTTTGTCGTGGCCGTGGTTGCCATGGCCGTGCCGGTGATCCGCAGTTGGAAAGCCTAAGACCGTGGCCAACCTCGTCGTCAAATACGACACCGAGTCGGCGCACTACTACCTGCCGACCGGTGAGCCGTGCCACGGGGATCTGCGCCAGGCCCGCAAGGCCGGGGCGCTGCCCAGCGTCACGACAATCCTCAAGATCATGGAAAGCGAGGCGCTGACCCGCCACAAGGTGGACGCGGCCATTGCCCAGACGCTGACGCTGCCCCGCAGGGACGGCGAGGAGCTGCAGGAATACGCCCGACGGGTCCATGAAACCAACAGGGCCGAGCTGGCCGGCATGGCTGACGTGGGTACGCGGATCCACGAGCTGGCCGAGCAGGTGATCCGGGGCGAGGCCCCGCTGGCCAAGGACATGGACGACACGCTCCGGCCCCACCTTGCCAGCCTGACCCGTTGGTCACGCTTCCTGGACGAGGTTGTCCTGTCCGAGGAGGTGGTCGTGCATGACGGGGAGGGCTACGCGGGCCGGTGCGATCTGATCGCCAAGATCGACGGGCAGACGGAGGTCGTCGATTTCAAGAGCAAAAACTTTACCAAGGTCGCGCCGTTTCACCCGGAGATGCCCGGCTTTGCCATGGCCGATGAGGAGCACAAGGTATGGACGGACTACAAGGAGCTCCTGCAGCTTGCCGCCTATTCGTTTGCCTGGGCGGGCGAGGCGTTGCCTGCGCGGAACGTCTTTATTGACCGCAAGACCGGGGCTATCGACGAAAAACTCTACACGGCCGAGGAGGTCGAGGACGCCTTCGAGGCGTTCCGGGCCTGCTGCACGCTGTGGCGGAAGGTGAAGAAGTATGACCCGAGGGCGGGCAAATGAACGACGCCAACTACGTCGTCCTGCCAGCCGAGCCGTTAAGCCGCCAGCTGGTTGAGCGGATCCGATCGCTGGAGCGGCAGCTGGCCGAGACCCGGGAAGCCCTTAAGGCCGCCGAGGAGCGGGAGAACGTGCTGATCCTGGAGCGACTGCGAACGGAGGGCGGGCTGTGAAATACATCTCCGTCTGCTCCGGCATTGAGGCCGCCAGCGTTGCGTGGGAGCCGCTTGGCTGGACGCCGCTTGCCTTTTCAGAAATCGAACCATTCCCGGCCGAGGTGCTCAAGCATCACTGGCCGAAGGTTCCCAACCATGGAGACATGACCAAATATGAGCAGTGGAACATACCAAGCGGAACAGTTGACCTTCTCGTTGGTGGAACCCCCTGCCAGTCCTTCAGCGTTGCAGGACTGCGCAAGGGGCTCGATGACCCCCGAGGCGGACTCATGCTTACATTCCTTAAAATCGCTCAACGTTTTCAACCTCGATGGATTGTCTGGGAAAATGTCCCCGGCGTTCTGTCCAGCAACGGAGGAAGGGACTTTGGCTCCTTCCTCGGGGCGTTGGGGGAGCTGGGGTATGGGTGGGCCTACCGGGTCCTGGACGCTCAGTGGTTCGGAGTGGCCCAGCGACGCCGCCGTGTGTTCGTTGTCGGATGTCTTGGAGACGGGGCCGCTGCCGCCAAGGTTTTATTTGAGTCCGAAAGCGTGCGCCGGGATTCTCCGCCGAGCCGAGAAAAGAGGAAAGGAGTTGCCGCCCATGTTGCACCAAGCCTTACAGCAAGCAACGACCCAAGCCGAAGCCCTCAGTCCAGCGAAGTGACTAGGCAAGTTGCCGCCGTGCAACAGGCAATTGCGGAACGAGAAATAGTCGGCTGCTTGAGCGACGGGGCGCACATGGGGGGGGGGCTTAACGGGCAGGACGCCTACACCGGAAGAATCATGGCCTGCAAACCTAGCGGAGACACTTATGGCAACTGACCACAAAGGACCGGGACACAACCGGGATCATAATTTTATTATGGAAAAGAAATCGCATTGGGAGGGATCGGAAGTTCATCCAACGCTCAATCAGTCTTTTAACACAGGGGGAATAGGATATTCCAACCAAGAGCTATTTTCGCAGGGCGGGTCTGGTCTTGTACAGGCAATGCGTGAGTCAGGCCAAGGCTATTGGATGAAAACAGAGGCTGCAGGAACGATAGATGCAAACATGGGATGCTCTGGTCATTCCAACCGCCCGGCTGTAATTGGACAAGCCATTCCCATCCACGACCAGGCCACCCGCAATGCCGGTAAGCGTGGGGACAAGCAGGATGGCAAGGGCAACGGCCTTGGCGTTGGGAAGCCGGGCGATCCTTGCCCAACGCTTACCAAGGGCGATAAGCACGCCGTCCTCTACGAAAACCACCCCAATGACAGCCGCGTGACCGGACCGCACGAGGTTGCCCCTGCCTGCGTTTCAAGGTTTGGAACCGGCGGTGGCAATGTGCCTTTGGTGCAGGAGGCCGTGGTTGGACAAGTTGATTGGCGTACTGCTAACAGCGATAACGCAAATGTAAGCCAAACCCTAAAAACGGACTTAGCCCACCAAAGCGGTCCTTGCCTTGTGTTCCAAGAATCCGAGCTTCGCCTAACCGGCAAGATTACAGAGCAGAAGGTCGTGCCGACCCTAAAGGCCGGAACCAAGGGCGGGGACACGGAGCCGAAGGTGGTGGCAATAGAACCAGGAAAACTAAAACGCCTTGGAACTGGCGTGCATAAGGACATTGCGCCATGCCTAAAGGCGGACAGCGGCGACAATTCGCCGGCGGTAAGTTGCGACCTATACAACCAGACAACCAATGAACATGTCAGCCAGACCTTAAGGTCTGGGGCAACAAGCGCCGAGCATGTTGGAGGCGTGATTCATCGCATGGCAGTCCGCCGCCTTACCCCGAAGGAATGCGAAAGGCTCCAAGGCTTCCCAGACGATCACACGCTAATCCCTTGGAGGAACAAACCAGCCGACCAATGCCCAGATGGGCCGAGGTACAAGGCGCTTGGCAACTCGATGGCCGTGCCGTGCATGGCTTGGATCGGAAAACGCATAGCGAAGGCGGAACATGAGCGACAGGGAGCTGCTTGAAATGATCATCCGGGATTTCTCCGCCCGCATCATCGGCTCCTGGACGATGGAGGAGTGGGCTGCGGTGCTGGAAAAAATCAAAAAGAATCCTATGCGCTACGGGATGGGGCAGTGGACCAAAGAAAGAGACAAATTTTGATGCGGAGGAATACCGCGTCAGAGAGAACCAAAGGAGAAAAATGATAATAAATAATCAAATTAAAACACACATTAAGGTGCCGGCACAAATTCCTGAACATGTTGGGATAACATATAGAACAACCGAAAAAATGGGCGGAGATGCTGGTCATGGTGGTTACACCGATTTGTCTTTTTTCTTTGAATGCGGCGCCGAGGTCCTTTTGCAGGATGCAAAAGGCAAAAAAATTTATTCCTATGACCCCATAAACTACGACTACGACTCAATCAGGATTACTATTCGAGTTACCGGAGATTGGGAGTACGAGGGCATGGAAAGCGCACTAAAAAAACTTGGATTAAAACTGATTGCTAAAGACCTAGATCAGCAGGCGGCTTAAAATGTCCGTAAAACGCATCCGCTGCACCGACGACTGCCAGCGCCGTGGCATTGCCAAGCTGCGCGAGGCTATGAAGGACCAGAAAATGGCCATCGGCCTGCATTGGAAACTGCAGCGGGCCTTGGAATGTTTTGAGCTGGGCCACGTGGTGATTAAGGAGCTTCTGAAACGGGCCGAGTATTACCGCGAGCGCGACATGAAAGCCAAGGCATCCAAATGACCGTCCCCCTTGCCCCAGCCGTCCGGTCGATATACGAAAACGGCGCACCAGAGGGGGAGCGCAACAACCAGCTGTTTAAGCTGGCCTGCCAGTTCCGCGACCAGGGCATGTCGATCGAGGACGCGGAGGTGGAGGCCGACATCTGGGCGCACAAGGTGGGGCTGACCCAGCGGGAGGCGTTGGCGGCGGTCAGAAGCGCCTACACCAAGGCCCCGCGGGAGCCGTGGGTGCCGGGGTCCAAGTATCGCCTTCAAAACCTGACAATCCTACGGGACGTGGCGGCAATTCCGCCAATGCCCAAATCAGTCGAGGAGACTCCGGTGGAGAAGTTTTTGGCCGCGTGTTTTGAGGTAGGAGAAAACATTAACATCTGCAGGTCAGTTTGGGACGGGGAGCGGGAGCGGCCGGACGGAGCAGGGGAAACCCGAACCCGGGAGGAGTGGATCGAGCTGCTTAAGGATGGAGGTCTTGAAAAGTGGCAGGGCTCCGCCGTCGGCGTTTATTGCTCCATCAACCCAAACAACGGCAAGGGGCGCAAGGCAGAGCACGTTGCCAGATACCGGCACTGCCTGGTCGAGTTCGACGAAAGCACGCTGGAGGAGCAGTGGGCGATTTTGAAAAAAGCCGCACTTCCGACCAGCTGTATCATCAGATCAGGTGGGCGCAGCCTGCATGGATGGGTCCGGGTGGATGCCTCCAGCAGGAAGGAATTTGATGAGCAGGTGGAATTTATTTACAAGCACCTGGCTCACGCCAAGCCGGACAGCGCAAACAAGGACCCGGGGCGCTTGTCGCGGCTTCCGGGAGCGGTGCGCAAGCAGACCGGACAAGTTCAGGAGCTGGTTGAATGTGGTGCCCCGACTAGGACATTTTTGCAGTGGAAGGAGTGGACGGTATATGGGGACATTCCGGAGGCACTTAGCTGGGATAAGCTGCTGGATTTTAGGGACGAAGCTGATGAAACCACGTTGCTGGGCAAGAGGTGGATTTGCAAAGGCGGGTCGGCGTTGTGGGTGGGATCCTCCGGATTGGGCAAGTCGGTCCTGTGCTTACAGGCCGCGATCACTTGGGCGATTGGCCGCTCCTTCTTTGGTATTACCCCGACCGGGGATGGATTGCGCAGCCTGATTATACAGGCCGAGAACGACGAGGGCGACGTGGCCGAGGCGGTTCAAGGGGTCATTAGATCCATGAGCCTGTCAGATAAAGAGCTACAAATGGTGAAAGAAAACGTCATCATTGTCCGGGATTGCACCTCGACCGGGGCCACGTTTGTCGATCGGGCCCGCAGATTGGTAGAAAAGTACCGGCCGCACCTGACTTGGGCGGATCCGCTGCTGGCCTTTATCGGTGGCGACCTTTCCAGCCAAGAGACGGCCAGCGGCTTTTTGCGCAACATGCTTAACCCGTTGGCCTTGTCTGGCGGCTTTGCTTGGATGTTGATCCACCACACTCCCAAGCCAACCCGTGACGGGTCAGGCTATACCGGCCACGACAAGGCTTATAGCGGCTTCGGTTCGAGCGAGCTCACCAACTGGGCTAGGGCTGTGGTGACGTTGGCGCCGGCCGGCCAAGATGACGAGGGGACGGATGTCTACCGGCTGGAGGTATCAAAGCGAGGCAAGCGTAGCGGCCTCCAGCAATCGCATAAGGCGGGCGAAATTTGCGCGACAAAGGCTGCTGTGCACCCTTCTGTGTTTCTTCGGCACTCGGACCATGGACTGGCTTGGGTTGAGGCAGGGCATCCGGCAAAAAAGAAGCCGGGACCGGAGGCCATGATGGTAAACTTTGGTCAGTACAAGGATTACCCGTGCAGCAGAAAGGCGCTGGAGCAGTGGATTTCCAAAACGGTTAATTGCTCAGGATCGACGGCTTATAGGATGGTCGATAAGGCGCTTGAGGACGGCACAATTCTGAAACAGGACAACGGTACATACCTTTT